CTCAAGGAAATGTTGCGGCAATAGGCACACAATCTGTGGTGCGGACCTTCGGACAAAAATCGTTTCCGGCAGCACATGCAGGACCTGGTGGAGATGGTTCGCCCTGGGCCAGGCCGAGGCGCGCGCGGTGCAGATGGCTGGGCCGGTATATCGGCCATGCGCCGAGCCATGAGACGAGAGGGCTCGCGCAGCTTTTCGAGTCGGGCGAGCACCGCCGTCGGTGTCCGGCCGAGGCGGCGCGCGATTTCTGCGATCGGCATACCTGCGGTGCGCCAGATGCTGGCTGAGGCATTCTCGATGCTCGTCCAAGAATTTCCTCGCGCGCCACGTTTCAGGCCGATGCGCCTGGCTTTCTCGTTGACGGCAAGCTCGGTGCGATGCAACCGTGCGGCGATTTTTGCGGGACCGATATTTGCCGCGGATAATCGGCGCAAGACACACACGTCGCGCTCACTCCAGCCGAGTTTGGCTGCCATCATGCCGCCTTCGCCGTCGTCTTGATCGGCTCAGCGCGTTCGATCTGGGACTCGAAGGGCCTGGCGCTGAAAAGTTCTTCTAGCTGCGCCAAAAATTGCGCGTCGGCACGCATCTTCTGTTCCATGTAGGCGAGCACTCGGATCAGTTCGTCGAGACTGCGTCCCTCCTCTTTCACGGATTGGACGATTTCGGTGGCGTCGCGCATACCGTGGCAATGGAAATCCACCGCCATCTCCGCGAGCTCGCGGGCGCTAATCGTGCGCAGCATCGGCCGTCTCCCGCTTTTCGTCCTGGATGCGCGCGTAGACTTCCTCGCGGTGCACCGGAACGCTCTTCGGCGCGTTCACACCGATGCGCACCTGGTTGCCGCGGATGCTCAGCACCGTGACGGTGATGTCGTCCCCGATGTTCAGCGTCTCTCCGATACGTCTCGTCCTTGTTCCGGCTTGCATCGCTTCGGCAGCGTCTTTTGCCATCTGTTCTGGTGTCATTTCCATTCTCCGTAGTTACGTTAGCACCTAACCCTGCGTTGAACCCGGACTCCGCAAAAGCGCGGAGCCGGTTAACTCCACGTTAAAGCGCGCTGCGAGGCCGTTCCCGCCGTTTTGATATCGCTTCCGCTTCGCACGCAGCGATCTTGAGTCGGTCGGCGAGAAGGCGCGCGTCGGCGATGGTCAAATTAAATGCCTCATGCAGATCCATCTCGTCGATGATTAGAAACACGCGCGGGCCGATGTTGGGGACATAATGCGGCACGAAGGTAAGCGAGCGCGCACCGATGTACATGGGCTTTATTGATTCGGCTGCGGTATTCATGCGGCATCGGGCCCGTCTGGATTCCCGGCCAGGGCGTGATAGACCGCGCACTCGATCGTTCCGCCGCCGGAGATCACGCGCGAGGCGCGCATTAACGCCTGGTCGATGGCATCAGATGGATATTTGCACATGATCGCACGGACGGTGCGCGCGGCGAGGCAATATCGGCGCGCGCGTAATTCGGCGAGTTTGATGTGGTATTCATTCAAGCGCCTGGTGTTGCGCTTTTCCTCCCAAGCGTCGCGTTGCAGTTCGGTTGAAGCACGATGGCCGTGCGCAGGATCTTGGCGGAGGCGATACGCAGCAAAATCAACAATGGCATTCATGTGGCCTCGATATAGGCGATTTCGCCCTCATCCGCTGGAGCGATGCCGATATGATTGACGGATACGAAATCTCCCCAAGGCGTGCCGATGGTGATCGGCATATCCTGGGGTAAATCTTTCAGCATCTCGATCATCTCGCGCGTCATCTCCTTTCAGAATTGTACTTTCAATCCTGCTCGGTAATTCCACCCAACCGTCGCCGCCTGGGCGCCGATAGTGAAATATTGAAACGCATGCCGCCAATCCGCTGGCAGCGTATAAGCAATCCCGGTGTGGATGATGGCGGTCGCGAAAAAATAACGATCCACATCTGCGATGCTCGGATGCTCACCGAGGATCGGGTTGAGTTCGTAATATTTGTCCGGGTTGGCTGCGATCTGGCGCGTTTGATTCCAGTCCGCAAAATGGAAAACATAATAAGCACTCTCGCGGATCGTGTCGGCGCGGGTCCATGCATCCGGATCGGCGCGCGAGATCGTGAGGCTCAGCGCAAACAACATGCCCAGCACAAAGCCAGCGGCGAGGCCGGCGTAGAGTGCGAGCAGGTTGCGATGGGTGTTCATTTTCCTAGTCGGCTTGTTTCCGTAAAAAAATACTGCCGGTCGTGTCTATGGTCTGCTGCGCCGAAATCTGGTTGCGCACACTGAACAGCACGCGGTCGTTATGAACTTTCAACACAGTGATCTCGACCGAATCCCCGAGATTGGCGATTTTCTGCGGCTTACCGATGGTGCCGATCAAAAGAAGTGTTCGGATATTCGAGGTCATGGCGTCACGGCATCAGCGTCTTGGCCCGCTTGCGGACATCTCCGGATTTCCCCCAGAACAACGCAGCGGCGTAGTTATGATGCGTTGCCGCGCGCCGGTGGTATTCAGCATCATCGAGTAGAGAATCGGCCCAGCGGTTCAAGCGCCAGGCGCGGAAGCCGAACCAGATTTTGCGGAGAAATCTCATCGAGTGGTCTCCATTGTGTGGATTGCCATGAATTCAGGCTAAACCAAAGGTTAATAGAAGTCAACCCCCGGTTAAGTGCTGGGCGCACAAAAATATACCCAGCCAATAAGCTGGATTTCAGGGCAAATCAGAAACGCCTATAAAATGTAGCTACTGGAATTTTTCCACGAGCTGGCGACCGCCCGGGGAATCAGTGGGGACCATATTGGGAGCGCCGCAAGATGGGCAAACTTTCGTGCGGGTCGTCAGTCGCCAAAGAGAATAAATTAAACCTGGGAGGATGAATGCAAGCCACAAAACAAATTCAATCAAAATACTTCCTCGAGTTACATTCTTCGGCTTGCCTTGGTGGCCACAATTCGGACAGATAAAAATATTCGCCATTGATATTCTCCTTAGCGGTTCGATCTCGCAAGTATCTTCGCAAGTGTCAGTATATGGCTTTCCACAGACTCCGCCACCGGCGTCGGCAACGTGCGTAAGGTTTGGATTAGAACGCGCTCCCGCACGCTGATTTCTATTCGGTAGGGGGATTCGGGCTCTTGGATTTCTGTAAAATCGTAGAGCAACCAGTCTCGATGTTCTCCGAAAAAGCTCGTGACTGCCGGAATATTATCCCGGCTGATTTTGCCGGAATGACGCCATTTATAAACAGCTTGCTCAGTCACGCCGCAATGGTCCGCTAGCGCCTTACTGGTTTTTTCTGTATGCCGCACGAACGCCTCATTGAGTCTGCGCTTTATGATCTCGGCACGATTCTGCCTGTGGCCGGGTTTTTGATATTGAACCATTGGTTTAAGTCTGAGCATTGAATGATCTCCATGCAATGAACCGGCAGTTGACAAGACTGAACCGCAGGTTTAGTCTTGCCGCCATGGAGACCGCAATCGAGAAAGCGTGCCGTCTGGTTGGTGGACAATCAGAGATGGCGCGGCTGGTTACTGGGGCTGGCGAGAAGGTCTCGCCTCAGGCAGTACACAAATGGATCAAGTCCGGCCGGACACCTCCTGACAAAGCTCCGATCATCGAGCGAATCACGAAGGGCGCAGTTACGGCCGAGATTCTATGCCCCGATTTTCCGTGGCCTAACCGCAAAATCCATTGCGGGAAAGCCGCATGAAACCCTGTCTCCTCCCAGCAGTAACTTGCGCCGCCGGAGCCCGAAAGGCCGAGGCGGCTATTTTTTTTGCTGACGCAAGCCTATGAGTATTCGCGGGAGAGATTTCCGGTGCGAGATCGAGGCGGAGCTTTATGAACAACTTCGGATGATTGCCGATCACTCCGGTAAAACTATCCAGATGCTCGGGGCGGAATTGCTCGAAAAAATGATCGTCGGCGAATTTCATGCGTTCAGGATAATGGTTGATAGATTGGAGCACAGCGGAATGTTGCGGAATTGTGCGGAATCATGCGGAAAGCCGCGGAATCCAGCGTAACGCAGAGAAAAAGGGAGGGCAGGACATGCCGCGAACCAATCTTTGGACCGAGCGTGAAGAACGATTGCTCAAGGCGCTGAGCTCAAAAGGGGTAAGCAAAACGCTCATTGCATCGCGGGTGCGGCGCAGTGTCGAAGCGATACGCATTAAGGCGAGCGCGCTCGGTTTGCGTCTGCCGGACATGAGAAAAGAAAAGATTGACCGTCCACCGGTCCTGGGCGCACGGCCAAAGGCCAGCCGGCGCAAGACCACGATGCGACCTTGCATGTGCTGCCGTTGTTCCTTCCCCTCGGAGGGCGCGCACCACCGGCTGTGTGGTAATTGCCGCCACAATTCGGTCAGCCCTCACGCGCTATGAGATTCCTCGCCGCCGCGGTCGCGCTCACCCTTGCCGCCCCGATCGCGGCAAGCAACAAATTCGATGCGCTGTTTCAAAAACATGGAGCAGCCTATGGCGTAGACTGGAAACTTCTGAAAGCGGTCGCACAAGTGGAATCTAACCTGGACCCGCGCGCAGAGAATCGCCGGGATCCGAGCATCGGCATCATGCAAGTCTTCTGCCGCCCCGCTGGCAACACGTGTGCCAATGCGCTCGACGCGCTCGCGTGGCCTCCACCACACCGCGACCGTCTGCTAGATCCAGACTACAACATACAGATCGGCGCACAGATATTAGCCGCGAACATCCGCAGCTTCGGCTTGCGCAAGGGAATCGCCACCTATAACCAATGGGGAGCACGCACCACGCACAAGGGCCGACCGTTTCCGAACCAGCGATATGTGGACAAGGTCATGCGCGCCTATCGGATGATGGCGAAACCATGACTTGCGCTTCTCTTCGCGCCAAGGTGTTGCAATCGAGTTTGCCCGGAGCAAGGGAGGCTGATTTGGGGTACGCAGAATTTATTGAATCGAAAAAGATCATCGAAGTGCCGACTGGGCACCAGATCACACTCAAGCAAATCAACAATCAGCTATTCGACTTCCAGAAAGTTCTGGTGCGTTGGGCGGTCGGTCGGGGACGAGCGGCGATTTTCGCCGACACCGGACTCGGGAAAACCGCCATGCAGACCGAATGGGCGCAGCAGATAACACGCCAGACTGGCAAGCCAATACTGATCCTGGCACCGCTTTCGGTCGCGCACCAGACCATCCGCGAGGCGGCCAAGTTCGGCATCACGGCCAGCTATCACCGCAGCCAACCAGATGATCCGCACGGCATCATCGTGACCAATTACGAGATGATGGATCGCTTCAATTTCGCAGGCTTCGCCGGTTTGGTGCTGGATGAATCATCCATACTGAAATCGCACGATGGCCGGACCCGCACGGCGATTCTCGAGTCATCCAGCAAGGTTCCCTATCGGCTGTCCTGTACCGCGACGCCATCGCCAAATGATTTCATGGAGCTCGGCAACCAAGCCGAGTTCGTCGGCGTCATGAGCCGCGAGGAAATGCTCGCCATGTTTTTCGTCCACGACGGCGGCGACACGGCGAAGTGGCGGCTCAAGGGCCACGGCGAGGAAAAATTCTGGGAATGGCTCTCCACTTGGGCGGTGGTCATCCGCAAGCCATCCGATATCGGCTTCGACGATGCCACCTACGACCTGCCGCCGCTACATATTCACGAGCACATTCTGGAGGTGGACCGGCCCGCACCTGGGCAACTGTTTTCGCTGCCGGCGATATCGCTGACCGACCAGCGGGCCGCCAAGCGTGAAAGCCTGGATGATCGAGTAAATGCTTTGTCCGCCATCGTGAACCAGTCCCATGAACCGTGGCTTGTCTGGTGCCACATGAATGCCGAGAGCGATGCACTCGGAAAGTCCATAGACGGTGCGGTAACTGTTTCCGGTTCTGACTCCATCGAACACAAGGAAGAATCAATGGACGGTTTCACAGATGGAGATATACCCGTGTTAGTCAGCAAGCCATCCATCTGCGGTTATGGGATGAATTGGCAGCATTGCCACAACGTCGCTTTTGTCGGACTAGATCATTCGTTTGAATCGTTCTATCAGTCCATCCGCCGCTGCTGGAGATTTGGCCAGACAAAGCCAGTCAATGTGCATGTTTTCTTGTCAGACGTAGAGCGCCCGATTCTGGATAACATCAAACGGAAAGAGGCGCAGCACAACGAAATGAGCGCGCGAATGGTTGAGCACATGCGCGAATTCATGAAGCGGAGGGTTTTTGGTATGCAAGCCGAGAAATCAGAATATGTCCGTGACGTGGCCGAAGGGCAGGGGTGGAAGATTCATCTAGGCGACTGCGTAGAGGTGGTCGGAGAGATTGAATCGAACAGCATAGATTTTACTATTTTCAGCCCGCCGTTTTCATCCCTGTACACCTACAGCAACAGCGACCGCGACATGGGCAATAGCCGTACCCACGATGAATTCTTCGCGCATTTCGGCTATCTGGTCAAAGACTTGGTGCGGACCACAAAGCCTGGGCGGCTGTGCTCGGTGCATTGCATGAACCTGCCTACCAGCAAGCAGAGAGACGGGGTTATCGGCATCCTAGACTTCCGCGGCGACATCATCCGCCTGTTTCAGTCGCACGGCTGGATCTACCACTCCGAGGTTTGTATCTGGAAAGACCCGGTGACCGCCATGCAGCGCACGAAGGCATTAGGCCTGTTGCACAAAACAATCCGCAAGGATTCGAGCATGAGCAGACAGGGCATTCCCGACTACCTGGTGACATTCCGCAAGCCGGGCGACAACCCTTGCCCCATCGCGCACACGCATGAATCGTTCCCAGTAGATCTGTGGCAGAAATATGCCTCGCCGGTTTGGTTTGATATCAACGCCACCCGCACGCTGCAATATCGCGCCGCCCGCGAGAACGAGGACGAGCGCCATATCTGCCCATTGCAACTGGACGTGATCGAGCGCGCCATCGAGATGTGGAGCAATCCTGGCGACCTGGTGTTATCTCCATTCACCGGCATCGCCAGCGAGGGCTACACCGCAGTGAAGATGGGCCGACGCTTCGTCGGTGCCGAGTTGAAACGCAGTTATTGGGATATGGCGATCAAAAATATGGAACACGCCGTATCAACCCAGCATGACCTATTTAGCCCACAAGAATCGCAAGGCGGCGATGACGAGTAGAGGTTCAGCACAATGCATAACGCCGATGTCAGGCCCAAGCTCCCTCCCTACGGCCGCGCCTTATTAGCCGCACGCGATGCCGCTGCTGCGCGCAGAGAATGCCTAGAGCCCGTATGCGTATTTTATGGGACCGATCCATGGCGACACGCAAAGGATTGTTTGTCGATCATAATGCCGGCGCAGGAATATGAAACTGGTAAATATGACTGGACCTTAATTGCCGGATTAAAAATCGAGGTGATTTGGATTGGTGGTGACAGGGTGCAGGAGTTGGCCGCCGAGATCGCGGCCCATGCGGCACCGGTCACGATAATCACGAAAGGAAAAAAACGAGACGTGGCCGATTTTTTATTCACATATCGTCCTCGCCCATGCTGGTGGTCGATCGAGGATGAGGCCGATTATGAACGCCGGGCGAGGCTCTACAACCGATTCCTGGCGGCCGATCTTGGCGCGCTGGATCTGACAGAAGATGACAGACGAGAAGCCGTCGGAGATTAAGGTGGCCACGAGCAATGTCGCGATTCTGGCCGAGGCGGCGCTCAAAAAGGCCCGCAAGAAAAAGGCCAAAGGAGATATTCCTTCCGGCGGCGCTGCGAATGGAGACGATCGACCGGTAATCGAGATCGTGCGCGGCAAATTGCCGCGCGTGCTGGATGAGGCCGATCGCGCACTCGGGGAGCGCGATCCTACGATTTACGCACAGCATTCGCGACTGGTGCGGATTGTATCGTTCGACGCCGACGATGCCGCCCAAGAAAAACGCATTCATCGGCGCCCGGGGGCGATTGTGATTCAGCAGGTCTCGCCGGCGCACTTGGTGGACCGGTTGGCGTATGTGGCTAGTTGGAAACGCTGGGACAAACGTGAAGGCGACTGGATATCGGCCGATGTCCCGCACATGATCGCCGAGAGTTTTATCGCACGCGCCGGCGCATGGAAACACGTGCCGCCGCTGACCGGCGTGGTCGAGGCTCCCACGCTGCGCATGGATGGATCGGTGCTTGATCGGCCGGGCTACGATGCCGCCAGTGGGATTTATTTCGCGGGCCGGCAGCTTGTCGGATACGTTGCGCCGCCGGAAAATCCGACCCGGGACGATGCCAGGAAAGCGCTCGATCTGTTATGGGACATGGTTTCAGATTTTCCCGCCGTCGGTTTTGAGGATCGCGCGTCGATGATCGCCGGCATTTTGACCGTTTTGTTGCGGCGCTCTTTACCGTCCGCGCCGATGCTCGCAATCACGGCGCCGATGCCGGGGACGGGGAAGAGCAAACTCGCCGATGTGATTGCATTGATTGCTACTGGACGGCAGGCACCTGTGCTGAGCATAGGCGAGGACCAGGCCGAGGGAGAGAAGCGCCTCGCGGCCGCGTTGCTGTCCGGCGATGCGATCGTCAATCTGGATAATATCGAACGGCCACTATTCGGCGATTTGCTGTGCCAGGTGCTGTCGCAGCCGGCGGTGCATTTGCGACCGTTGGGTGGATCGGTGCAGGTGACTATTGTATCGAACAGCGCATTTCTCGCGACGGGCAATAATCTCGACATCCGCGGCGATCTCAAACGGCGCATCGTTCTGGTACGCATGGATGCAAAAATGGAGCGCCCTGAGCAGCGTAAGTTCGCGCACGACATAGTCGATATCGTCCGCGAGCGGCGAGGGGAATTGATAACTGCATGCTTAATCATCGTGCGCGCGTATATCACGGCCGGTTATCCGTCAATAGAAGCCGTGCCGTTCGGCGGATTCGAAAGCTGGGATGCGTGGTGCCGGCGGCCGCTAATCTGGCTGGATATCCCGGACCCATTGCTGGCAAGTGAAGAAGTGCGCGCAGAAGACCCCGATATAGCCCTACAGCGCGCCCTGTTCACGGCGTGGGACAAGGAAATCGGGCAAGCGGAGGTAACTGCATCAGTTATCACGGCACGCGCCGTAGAAGCGACGAGAGGAGTGGAGGGGCAATCGGTGCACATGAACCCTGATCTGCATGAAGCTATTCTGGCTGCGTGCGGAGAGAAGATCACAACCAAGCGGTTCGGGTATTGGTTAAGGCGGCATCAAATGCGGGTGTGCGATGGGTACAGGTTGGAGCGTGCTGGGTTAGATGATCATTCGAAGATCGCACGATGGCGGTTGGTTAGGATTTCCGGCAATGCGGGTAATGGCGGGTAATGGTTACATCTAACGCGTAAGAATGGCAAGGATGACATATATATATAAGGGGCTGAAACATCCCCCGCGATTACCCGCATTGCCGGTGATTCCGGCCGGGCTCTCGCGCCTGAATGGTGCGATCTTATTCTGTGCAATCGCGTCGCGGGTCCTTCCCGCGATCATAAACGCGAGTAATTCAAACCTCGTTTTTTTTGTAGTGGAGGGGTGCTATGGGCCTTCCTTACTGAGTAAGATCAACGAGATAGACCAGAAAAGAACGAAATCTGGAACATGAAAATATGATCGTAAACAAAAATCAGCTGGCGGGCGTGGTGGGGAAATCTGAGCGGACGTTGACGGAGTGGCAGGACGATGGTTTGCCGATTGAGTCTGTGGGCGGGCGCGGGATGGAGAATCAATACGACACCGCTAAAGTGATCGAATGGATTGTGCAGCGGTCGCTGTCCGGTAAAACGGTGATGCCGCCGAAGGAGCTAAAAGATTTTTACGAGGCGCGGTTGCGTGAAATGGACGTGGCGGAACGAGCTGGGTTACTGGTATCAGTCGAGGAAGTAGCGCCGTTGTGGGAGGGGGCAGTATTGGCGGCGCGGACGGATTTACTTGGTATGGGTCCCAGGCTAAAAGCCGCGATGGATGCGCGCTACGGGATTAACGTGGATATGGAAATGATTGAGGCAGAGATTCATCACGCGCTGACTAAGTTGAGCGAAAAACCGCCGTCGCCGAACACCGACGACGACGAACCAGAGGGAACGGACGTGGAGGAAAATCCGGAATGATGCCAGCCTCGGCACGGGTGATAAATCGCGCGGATTGGGTGCCGCAGGTCCCGCCCTGGCTATCAACACGCACCGTGGCGATCGCCATGCTTGGCCGCGCCTGGCGCCATTGGACACCTCCGCGCAAACAAAATACGCGGGAATGGGCGGACGAGAATCTGTATCTGTCGCCGGACGCAGGCTCGGCGCGCCCGGGAAAATATCGCTCGGACGTGACGCCATGGTTGTGGGCGATTCAAGAGGCCATTGACGACCCAGCCGTGCAAGAGATCGTGTGCATGAAATCCAGCCAGATCGGTTGGACCATGGGCGTGGTGATGGCGTACATCGGAAAGCGGATCGACCTCGACCCCTGCCCGATCGTGGTCATGTTCCCCACCGCCGATGCCGCCCGTGAGTTCAACCAAGAAAAGTTCATGACCACGGTAAGCGTGACACCACGCATGCGCACCAGGGTTGATCTGCGGTCACGCAAGGACGGCAATCGCGCCACCTTCAAACGATTCGCTGGCGGGTTCCTAAAGTTCGTAGGCTCCAATTCGCCGCGTTCGGTGAAATCATCATCTGCGCCAGTATTGATTGTGGAAGAACCGGACGACGCCAGCCAAGACGTGAAAGGCCAGGGTGATTCAATTCGACTGCTCAAAGACCGAGCCAAAACATATCCGCGTTTCAAGGTGGTCATCGGCGGCACGCCGACGATCAACGATTTGTCGAATACCCAGGAGGCCTATCGAAATAGCGACCAACGCAAACTGTTTGTGCCTTGCCATCACTGCGGCGAAGATCACGTGCTCGATTGGGAGAATGTGCGCTGGACCGAAGACCCAAACCAGCGTCATGAAATCTATGGCCACGCGCAGCCCGAGACGGCGCGCTATGCGTGCCCGCATTGCGGCACGCTGTGGAACGATTACGAAAAAAATCAGAACGTCCTGCGCGCCTGCACCGAAGGACGCTGGCGCGCGACGGCTGCCTTTAACGGCGCGGCCGGTTTCGGCTATCTCGGAGAAATGTATGTATCGTGGCCGAATTCCGGCATAGTTTATTTGGTACGGCGCTTCTTGGTGGCAAAGCGCAAGGCCGACAACGGTGATGATCGCGAGATGGTGGCGTTTTATAACTCCACGCTCGGTTTGCCCTACGAATATGGCGGCAAGGCGCTGGACGTTGAGGGGATTCGCAAGCAATGCACGCTGGATCAATTCTACGCTGAGGGCACAGTGCCGCGAGGTGGGTTAGCGGTGACGATCGGCGTGGATGTACAGCACGATCGGTTCGCAATCATCGTTCGCGCATGGGGCCGCGGCGAGGAATCGTGGCTGGTGAAGTTCCACGAAATCTATGGCTCCGTGAATGACAGCAGCGATCTCGTCTGGCAGGAGCTCGAGCAAAGCGTGTTCAGATCGTTCCAGCACGATTGCGGACGCGACCTATATGCGGTGGCGGTATCGGTGGATAGCTCCGACGGCAACACATCGGATGCGGTTTATACCTGGGTGCGCGCAATGAAGCGCAAGTATCGGCGTGTGCATCTGATGGCCATCAAGGGCGATAGCTATCGCAACACCGATAAAGAAATTTTCACGCTGCCAAAGCAATCGGTGGATCACAAGACTACGACCAAAGCGTGGAAGTACGGTCTGCGGCCGTTCATCGTCGGCACGAATAAGGCCAAAGATCTGCTGCTCGGTGGCGAGCAGCAGCGTGGGCGCATCCATCTGGCCGGTATCGGATCGGGGCGATTCCACGTGTATCCCTCAGTGCGCGAGGATTATTTCGATCAACTCACGGCCGAGGTCAAGGCACCGTCGCGCAAAATGCGCGGTAAATTGGTATGGCAGAAGCGCGCCGGGCGCAACAACGAGGCGCTGGATGGCGAGGTCTATGCGTTGCACGCCGCGCGAGCGATCAAGACGCACGTGCTTACGCCGGCGCAATGGGACTCAATCGAACAGCGCATCGTGCAGTCAGACCTGTTTCATCCGTCGGCAGATCTGCCAGCGGCGGAAGATTTGGCTGTTTCGTCTCCGGATGCTGAGAAAAAACCGAAAGCCGAAGTCACCACGCCAACATCGCCAGCATCGACTGCTGGTAAATCGTCGCCGCGGCGGCAGATCAGCAAGGGGTTTGTGAACAGATGAAAACGCGAATGATGAAACTTCCGCGGCAGAACTTCGTCACCGGCTATCAGGCCGGCATCCGCGATCTGCCCTACGTCAAAGGCGCATGCGAATCTTGGGCGCGGTGGTGCGGTGGCAGCCGCAACAGCGGGATCTCGATGACCGGCCGGCTGATGCAGGGGGCACGCTCGAATGTCTGCCCGGGCTGGATCGTGGACATGCAGGCCGGGCACGCGCACGATCCGTGGTGCCCGCAGTGCCACGGCACCGGGCGATTGCTGCTCAAACTCACGGCCACGCAACGTGCGGTCTCGCGCGTGTGCCCGATCTGCGAGGGCAGTAAGAAATTCGCGGGCGATCACTGCTATCGGTGCAAGGGCGCCGGGAGCGTGCGGATCATCGATCTCAAGGTGAACCCGATCGGCATCCGCAGCACGCGCCCTGGTTCCGGCGTTGGCGATTGGCAATCGCTGGTTCTCGATAATCTCATTACTGGCTGGCGCGAGCGCGATGAGACGTTTTGGATGAATCGCGTGGTAGTCCGCGAATATTTCTGGAACGGCACGCAGCAGATGAAGGCGAGGCAGCTCCGGGTATCGGAAAGTTTTTTCAAAAAAACGCTGCGTGTGGCATATAGTGAGATTGATCGGGCACTGTTCAGAAAAATGCCACGGGGATAACGACCGAAGAGAGCGGCGTTGGGCGCCGGATTAGAGCGCATACAAGGGACTACGGAGCATGTGCAGTAATGCCTGCACTCGGGAACTGGCGGGAAGAAGTTGAGAACAATCTCAGACCGACGATGCCGTCCGACCGTAGTGCTCTGTATGCGCTCTAACTAGTACTAGACAACCTATTTCCTGAAATTACTACACAAAATCAGTCAACTATTATAACGCGAACAAAAAAGCATTGACATCCGTACACTTTTTCGATCATGCTTAACCAAGCTGGTCGTAGTATCCCTCAAGGGAAAATCGCCAGCATCCAGACCGAACCCGGCCGCCTGATTCAGGGCCGGGTTTTTTATTGCCGATTTTCCGCCGCCCCCGGCCACCACACCCATCGTCTCAGCGACACGTCATGGCGTCAGGCGGGCGGCGTTTGTTTCAGCGGGATAGATCAGAGGTAGATCGCTGCGCTCATACCGCAGAGGCCGCTGGTTCGACCCCAGCTCCCGCTTCCATTCGTAACCCGGCCGCGTGCCGGGTTTTTTGTTGCATGGAATTATATGCCGACCGGAAAAGTTAAGTGGTTCAACACCGCCAAGGGGTTCGGATTCATCGCGCCCGATGATGGTAGCGCGGATGTGTTCGTGCATTACAGCGCGATCGAGATCAGGGGCTACAAACAACTGAACGAGGGCGATCGGGTGGAGTTCGACGCGGCGGCGGGGCCGAAGGGATTGCAGGCCGGACGCGTGCGGCCGCTCGCCGCTCGCGCCTGACGCCGCCGTGCTGCAAATCGGCGTCAAGGCCGATGTCGATGCGGTCCGGATGAAACTGCTGTATTTGCAGAACGAGGGCGTGCGCAAGGCCGCCGCGGTGGCGCTGAACGATACCGCCTTCGCCGCCCGCAAGGACGTGCAGTGGTTTATCGGGCAGGTGTTCGATAGACCGACGCCCTGGACGCTGAACGCTCCCTGGGTGGAGAAGGCGCGGCCTGCGCACCTGGCGGCGATGGTGACGTTGCAGGGGAAAAACTGGCGCCATCGCGCCTCGGCGTTTGAATATCTCGGCCCGCATATGGATGCCGGCCCGCGATCGCCGAAACGCATGGAGAAGCTGCTCGCCGATCGCGGACTGCTCGGCGCGAACGAATATCTGGTGCCGTCCAAGTTCCAGCCGCTCGATCAATACGGCAACGTGCCGCGCAGCGTCGTGCAGAAAATCCTCGCCAATCTGCAAGCACACTTCGACCCGCACCAGCATACGCCATGGGGCGGCGCGCGCGGTGGCAAGAAGAAGGGCGAATATTATTTCACCCGCCGCGGCGTGCGCGGCGCGCGACTGACCGCGATCTGGCGGCGCCTCTCGGACAACAACGCCGTGCCGGCGTTCATCGTCGTCACGGGCGCGCCGCGTTACCGCAAGCGTCTGCCATTCGAGAAAATCGTGCAGGCCGCCGTCGCCCGCGTGTGGCCGGTGGAGTTCGAGCGCCAGGTGCTCGCGGAAATCAGGCGCTGAATGAACTGGCGGCCGATTTCCTCCGGCGCGTGGGAAGCGGAGAATTATCGCATCGCGGCCGTCCGGCTCGAGGGCGAATCTATCTACGGCCTATTCGCGCCGCCGCTGCCTGAGAAAATATTCGAGGGCCGATTAAAAATCCGCTACGCACTCGGCGAGCTGGTGCCGCAGCGGCGCGCGCTGCTCGGCCATTTCGCCACGCCCGAAGCGGCGCGCGCGGCCGCGGAGCGGCATCGCGATGCGCCCGCTGGCTTAACCACGAACTGATCGGAGATCGAAACATGGCGGGTATCACGTTGGCGCAGGCCGAGGCGAAGCTCGCCACCTGGATGGCGGCGCTGGACAAAATCGCCGTGGGGCAGAGTTACAGCATCGCCACCGGCACCGGCAGTCGGTCGGTTAATCGGGCCGATCTGGCGGAGGCGCAAAAGCAAGTCGAATACTGGGACCGGCAGGTCAAGCGGCTGACGCGCGGCGGGATCAGTGTGCGCGGTGTCACAATCATGCGCGGATAAGGCGCACTTAATGGCGCGCAAAGTCGAAGTCCGGTCGAATTTATTCGACCGGCTGGTGGAGATCGTCGATCCGGTGCGCGCCGCGCGCCGATTCCAGGCGCGCGCCATGCTGTCGCTCGCCGGTGGCTATGTTGGGGCGTCGAAAAAACGCCGTTCGATCGGTCAGTGGAAAACCACCGGCGGCAGCGCGGATGCCGATCTACTGCCGGATCTGGCGACACTGCGCGAGCGCTCGCGCGACCTGAACCGCAATTCGCCGATCGCCTGCGGCGCGATCAACACGGTGGTGACGAGCACCGTCGGGCCCGGCCTGAAAATGACGAGCGTCATCGACCGCCGGACGCTGAAACTCGACGATGCGACGGCGGACGCCTGGCAGGACCGCGCCGAGATGCTGTGGTCGTTGTGGGCCGATACCACCGAGTGCGATGTGACGCGCACGCAGGTGCATGCCGAGATGCAGTCGCTGGCGTTCCGCTCGACGCTCGAAAACGGCGATATGTTTTCGCTGCTGCCGACGATTCCGCGCCGCGGCTCGCCGTTCGATTTGCGTATCCTGATGATCGAGGCCGACCGGGTTACGAACCCGGGCGGGCGGTCGGATACCGATGCGCTTGCCGGTGGCATCGAGATCGATGAGCACGGGGCCCCGAAAAATTATCATATCCTCAAGTCGCACCCAGGCGGACTGAGCCGCCGCGCCCGTGAGTGGGATGTGATCCCGGCCTTCGGCGAAAAAACCGGACGGCGCAACGTACTGCATCATTTCGACCGCCGGCGCGTCGGACAAACGCGCGGCGTGCCGTATCTCGCGCCGGTGGTCGAGTCGCTGAAACAACTCGAGGATTACACCGAAGCTGAATTGATGGCGGCGGTGGTCTCCGGCATGTTCACGGTTTTCATCAAATCCGAGGATGGCGACGGCAGCCTGGGTCCGATGATGCCGACCGGCGAGACCGGCGGCAAAACCTCGGACGAGGATTACCGGCTCGGCAACGGCGCGATTATCGGACTGGGCCAGGGCGAGGCTATCGAGACCGCAAATCCCGGCCGGCCGAATACCGCCTTCGATCCGTTCGTCAAGGCGATTCTGGATCAAGTCGGAGTCGCGCTGGAATTGCCGCGCGAAGTGTTGATTAAAAGTTTTATGGCTTCGTATTCCGCATCGCGCATGGCGATGCTCGAGGCCTGGCGGTTTTTCAAGACGCGCCGCGCCTGGCTGGTGCGGTCTTTTTGTCAGCCGACCTACGAGGCATTCATCACCGAGATGATTGCGCGCGGGATGCTGTCCGCGCCGGGATTTTTTACCGATCCGGTGGTGCGGAATGCGTATCTGTGTACCGAATGGATCGGGCGCCCCATGGGCCATATCCAGCCGCTGCAAGAGGCGAACGCCGCCCAGGTGCGCGTCGAAACCGGCCTGTCGAGCCTGACCAAGGAGATCTCCGAATACGATGGCGGCGATTTCGACGACGTGCACCGCCAGCGCGTCAAGGAAATGAAACGCCGCCGCGAGGATGGCGTCGAACGCGCCGCGCCGGAGACGACAAAACCGGAGAACCCGAACCCGCCGAAACCGGACGAGGATGCGGAAGAAGAAAAAGACAAGCAGCAAGAGGCCGATCGTACACTGCTGCGTGCCGCTGTGGCGGCCGCCATCGGCGCCGCCAACCGCGAATCGCCGGCGCCGGTGGTCAATGTCGCGCCGCCCGCGATTACGGTCGAGGCGCCGGTGGTCAACGTCACGCTTCCCGGCCGGCGCGGCGTGAAGGACGTTAAATACAATCTGGACGGCAGCATTTCTCAGATCGTCGAACAGGAAGGTGACGCATGACCTTGCTCGTCCCGAATAACGGCGAAGGCGATTTTCTCGCCTACGCACTCAACAAGAGCGCGCCGGAGAACGTCGTCCTGCGGCTCTGCCAGAACAACATCACTCCATCCGAGACCGATGTCGCGGCGACCTACACCGAGGCGACCTGGACCGGATATGCCGCGCTCACGCTCACCGGCGCGAGCTGGACGATCGTCGAAGGCGCCCCGACCGAGGCAAGTTACGCGCAGCAGATTTTCACCTCTACGGCCGGCGCGCAGAGCCAGAATAATTACGGCTACTATCTGACGCGCGCCACCAGCGGGCGTATCGCCTGGGCGGAGCGTTTCTCGGACGGGCCGTATCAGATCGTGAATAATGGCGATCAAATCAAAGTCACTCCGAAAATCACGCTCGACTGAAGGTGAGCCATGACAGGAATCCGGAAAGGCATGTGGGTGAAATACAAGGGCAAGCTCGGCATCGCCAACTCGATCGACGGCGATACCGCCGAGGTGCATCTGGTCGATGAGCGAGGATTGACTACGCTCGTCATCCCGGCCGCGGCCGTCGCCTCGCTTACGCAAGCGGCATTCGCGGATATCCCCAAGCCGCGGCGGCCGGATGCCGGGCTCGCGCGCAAACTCGGATATGAGGTGATCTAGTGGCCCTGCCAACCGCAAGCAACATTCGCACGCCGGACGACGCAGGCAACCTCGGCAAGAGGGTCCGCACGCACACGCGCGTAGTCGGCTCGGATACCGTCCATACGCATTACATGTGGAACGAGGAAACCATTCCGTACACGTTCTCAGGAAACTATCAATTTCACTCCGGCACATTGTCGGTGCAGGCGTCGGCTCAGAACGGGACAACGACCGGGTTTCTGTGGCTGTTCATGCCGATCGGAGCATCGTTGAAATGCGGTATTCACCGCGCGAAAGTCCAAACAACCATCACGACGAATTTATCCGCGCCCACGGCTCCGCGACTTGTGACGCAGCGGTTCACCTACACCGGGACGCCCTCGGGGGCCGCGATCAGCCCATGCAAATCACGCAGCACTTATCCGGCGGCTGCTTGTAGCGTGCGTACGGCCTCGACCGGCATGAGCGTGACGCTGGAGCAGATCGCGCGCTCGACGCTGCCGCCGGTCACCGCCGGAACAGCAGGATGGACTTTTGCCATACCTTATCGCGACGAGCTGGCGGCGAACTCTCATTCCGCGCACGCCGACGAATTGGCATTCGCGGCGGGTGAGGGACTGGTGTTCTACCAGCCGGACGCCGGCACGGCGGCGGACACCAGAAAGGCCCAGATGGACTGGGAAATTTCCGAGTTTGAAGAGTAACCACAGAGAGGCCATGAAATGAAAAAACTCACAGCAGTATTCTTGTTTGTCGCCGCGATACTCACCGCCCCCCTGGCGTCGGCGCAATGGTTCACGAACGGCATCCAGACCAATCCGACCGCAAACCAGATCGTCGCGGATACAGGGGCCGTCGGCGACGGCGCCGGCCACGATTTCGATGTCTACGTGTCATCGACCGTTGCGGTGGCGATCGTCGTCGAGTGGCGCAACGCAGCGAACGACGCCAACGTTTTCGCCTACATCATTCCCGTTCCCGCCAACGGCTTCGCCTACTGGACCTCGCGCGGGGCGCTTGCATTTCAAGGCAACGAACGGGTGCGGCTGCGCATGAACTCAGGGGTGACCGGCAGCGTTCAGGGCGCGATCAACTTTTTCTGAGGCGAACATGGCGCGCAAAAAAATCTGTGATTGCTGCAGTAAACCCGGGGCGAAACTGACCCAGGTGCAAATCCTGGTATTCGGCGACATCGAACCGGATCGCTTCACTGAGACCACAGCCGAGCAGGATTTGTGCGATACCTGCCGCGATGGCGAGTGCGACAAGATGTTGACTGCCGCGAAGGTGTCGCACCACGCCAAGATCAAGGAGAAGGCCAGTGGCTGAACAGCGAATTTGCGACTGCTGCGGTAAACCCGGCGCCCGCGAGACCATCGTCGGTTATGTCGTTGTCGGGGAGGTGATCGAAGGGCGGCCCACCGGAACCTCGTTCGGAGCCGATCTCTGCGATGCCTGCCGCGACGGCGAATGCGACAAGCTGCTCGCCAAGGCACGGGATCAGCAGAAGCGGCACGCGCCGATCCACAAGAAGATCATCGCCATCAAGGACGATCTCGCCGCGCTGCTCCAGGAGAAGGACAAGGCCGTGCGGGCCCGCGACGAGATCGAGGAGCAGAACACCCGTGCGCTCCCAGCGACGCGAGATGCGCCTGCCCTGCGCCAGTGGGCCTCTCAGGACGCCAGGCAACAGCATGAAAAATTGTCCGTGACCGTAAACGATATGATGAGCGAAATCGCCGCGAAACATCGGCGCATCGCGGAGCTGAACGAATCCGCCAGGAGTTAGGCCGGTGACTGAACGTAACTGGCAGCTCTTCGACAGTTTTCCGGTTTCCCTGGCGCAGGAACCGCAGGCCGCTCCGGCGGAGCAGGGCTGGACGCTCAACGATAGTTTCCCGGTTTCCCTGGCGCAAACATTCTCGGCACTACAGGCGGAGTGGTCGGCGGCCTACTGGGGCCTGTTCGAGCCCGCATTCAACGCCGCGCAGAGCGGCGGCGCGGTGTATACCTATGTCGCGTCCGGCGGGGCGACATCGAGCGGCGCGGCCGCGGTGGCGAAGGTCAAAGTGCCGGCGGTTTCGGGCGGCACGCAAAGCAGCGGCCTGGCGCCGGTCGCCAAGACAAAGAATTTTGTCGCCGCCGGCGGTGCGGTATCTGGCGGCGCGGCAGGTCTGGCGAAAACCACGGCAATTATCGCAATCGGCGGCGCCGTCGTCGGCGGCGCCGCGGACTTCGCGAAAATCAAAATTTACGCAGGCGCCGGCGGCGCGCAAACCGCCGGCGCGGCGCTGACGCAATTTATCTCAGGCGGTGCTGCGCAGGAATTTGTCTATATCGCCAGCGGCGGCGCCGCGATCTCCGGCGCAGCCCAGACGATTTACGAATCGGCCGCAGTATCGTTGCCATCCGGCGATGGCCGGACCTGGCGGCGTCTCAGCGCCGAACCGCTCCCGCGCACACGCGGATACGCGGCACGCGGCGGGCTGCACGCGGGAGGGCGCGCGCAGAGCGGTTTTATTGCGGGGCCGGAGGTTGATATTTACGACTACACCGCCACCGGCGGCGCGCGTGCGGGCGGCGCGGCGGAAATTCTCTATATGGACGCCGGGAAAATTCGCCGGCGCCGGCAGGCCGAGTTGCTGCTGCTGCTCGAGGCCGCATGACGCCCTCCGAACGCGAGAGAGCTTTCCGCCGCGCGCAGCTTGACGTGCTCAGGCTGCGCACCGATATCCAGCGCGGCATGGCAACCGAGATCACGCAGCTCCTGAAGAGCGCGCCGCCCGCGGCCGCGTCCGGCGTCGCCGTAATCACTCATCGCAGCCGCGCAATCCGGCGGCGCGAGGAAGAATTCCTGTTGCGTGCGGCATAACCGCCATTCCAAGGAGCCAAACGATGCGTGTGATCGACGTGCTGAATGCCCCTTGGGCCATCGTCCCGGACAAGTTGCGGGAGATTCAGGCGATCTACGCCACGCATCTGCGCGGCGAGAAGATCGACATCAAGGGTATCGAGGCCAAGCTCGGCAAGCCGCTCGTCAACAACGAGCAGGGCTATGACACGGTCGATGGGGTGGCGGTAATCCCGATCGACGGCATCATCAGCAAGCGCATGAACTTGTTCTCGCAAATCAGCGGCGGGGCATCGACCGAGTTGATCGGGCGCGATATCCGCGCGGCGCTCGCGGACCCAGATGTGCATTCGCTGCTGCTGCAAGTGGATTCGCCCGGCGGTACGGTGGATGGGACGCAGGTGCTGGCACAGGCGATTCACGGCGCACGCGGCAAAAAACCCATCGTGACCTACGTGGACGGCATGATGGCGAGCGCGGCCTACTGGATCGGCTCGGCGGCGGATGCGATCTATATCGGCGCCGACACGGTGCAGGTCGGCTCGATCGGCGTGGTCGCGAGCCATACGGATTATTCGCGGCGCGAGGAAATGCTCGGCGTGAAAACCACCGAGATATTTGCCGGCAAATTCAAGCGCATCGCGTCCAGCCACAAACCCCTGTCCGAGGACGGTAAGGGGTACATTCAGGAAATGGTTGATTATCTCTATTCCGTTTTCGTGGCCGATATTGCCAAACAACGCGGCGTGGACGCGGAAACGGTACTCAAGAACATGGCCGATGGACGCATTTTCACCGGCCAGCAGGCGGTCAGCGCGGGCCTCGTGGACGGTGTCGCCACGATGGACCTCCTGATCGCCGATCTCAACGCGGGCACGATCGGCCAGCAGGGCCGCAAGGCGCGTCTGGCCGCGCTGAATGCCGCACTCCAATCGGCGCCGGTGCGCGCCTAACCCAACATGATGGAGAAACGAACATGACCATGACAGTTGCATCGTTTAAGGCGGAATATCCCGCCATCGCCGAGGCCTTGCTGGCCGAAGGCCGCAACGGCGCGAACGCCGAGGGTATCGAGAAAGGTAGGACCGAAGGCATCGCGAAGGGCGCCGAGGCCGAGCGCGCGCGCATACGAGGCGTGCTGGATCATCGTATGGCCGGTCACGAGGAATTGATCGACCGGCTGGCGTTCGACGGCACAACCTCGCCGGACGCCGCCGCGGCGCAGATTCTGAAGGCCGAGAAGGCCGCGCGCGTGACGACGCTCGGTAATCTGCTGGAGGACGGCAAGGTCCCTGCGCGGGTAAAGCCATCGAGCTCCATCGAGGATCGAGGCGCGGAAAGTGACAGCCATCTCTCGGTGGAGGATCGCTGCAAGGCCAAGTGGGACAAGGACTCCAATGTGCGCGACGAGTTCATCGATTTGGCGTCGTACACCGCCTTTGAAAAGGCGCAGGCGGCGGGCCAGATCAGAATTCTCGGCAAGAAGTCCGCTTAACGTCTCGACGAAATCGCCGCGCTTCGCGGCGAAACACGCGCCCGGTGCGGCGTTTTTTCATTCCCAATGAACCCGAATGAGGACATTTCCATGAAGATCATGAAGAGCATTTTGGTGGCTTTCGGTTTGCTGGCTGGGTGTCTGGCGTTGTTCGCCGGCGCCCAGGCTGGCCCGGAGCCGTTGTCGCTGGAGTTCGTGCAGACGGCGCTGTTGCCGTCGCTTGCGATCTTCGGCATGACCACGCTGGCGGCAAACTCGAACCGCACGTTCGAGATCGGCAGCCGGAACGAATTTCCGGTCATCGCCGCGGATATCATTTACGAGGGCGCGGCCATCGGTCTGGTTATCGGCACCGGCCATGCCCGGCCGCTGGCGGCTACCGATCGCTTCTCCGGCTTCGCCGAGGCCAAGGCGGATAATTCGGCCGGCGCCGCGGCGGCGATCAATGTGCGCGCGGTCGAATCCGGCAAGATCCAGCTTGCCGTCACGGGTGCGGTCATCACCGATATCGGCCAACCGGTCTATGCCACCGATGACAACGCCTTTACGTTCAGCCCGGTGGCGGCCGTGTTCGTCGGTTTCGTGCACCGGTTCGTGAGCACCGGCGTGGTGGTGGTCGCGTTCGACGCCCTGAACTATCGCGATCCCTACGGTGACTACACGATCCGCGAAACGATCTCGGCCAACAAGACGCTGGACATCGAGGACAACGGTAAGATTTTCTTCATCGATACCGACGCCACGGTCACCACGCTGCCGGCGACGGCCACACCGGTCAACGCCAAAATCGTGAATATCGGCGCCTATGGTGCGGTGGCTGTCAACCTCAGCCCGCAGGCGGTGGACAAGGTGCAGGGTCCGGATTTGCCCGGCACCGACAACAAGGACCTCATCAACACCAAGGCCACCGCCAAGCGCGGCGACTTCGCCGTGCTGACCACGGGTGACGCCAATGGTCCGGTGGTGGCCGAGTTGCGCGGGACCTGGGCGACCGAGGTCTAAGTCGGGCGATCCGATACCGAACTTTATCGAAACGAATTAACATCGAGGACTAAACAATGGACGAAAGCATTCTGTCGAGCCGCGCCGTTATCGGCGCGTATTATGCACGGCTCGAGGCGAGCCCGGGCCTGGCCTGGGTCAACGGCGTCTCGAATATGTTCAACTCTGACCAGGTAAGCGAAACCTATCCGTTCCTGGGCCAATCGCCGGCCATGCGCGAGTGGATCGGCGGTCGCCAGCCGAAGGGCTTGCGCGACAATTCGCTCATGATCGTCAACAAGCACTACGAGGCCACGCTGGAAATCGCCGTGCGCGACGCGCGACGCGACAAGACCGGGCAGATCGTCGCCCGGGTGAACGAGTTCGCCGACCGCGCGCTCACCCATTGGGCAAGCCTGCTCTCCACGCTGATCCTGGCCGGCACCTCGACCGTGTGCTACGACGGGCAATATTATTTCGACACCGATCACAGCGAAGGCGATTCCGGCACGCAGGATAACGACATCGTGGTGGACATCTCGCTGCTGCCGGCGGCGGTGCACGGCGTAGTCACGGCACCCTCGGTCGAGGAGATGCAGCAGTCCATCCTTAAGGGCATCACTCAGGTCCTGTCGTTCAAAGACGACCGCGGCGAACCGCTGAACGAGGGCGCGCGCGAGTTCCTGGTGCTGGTGCCGGTCGGTCTGTACATGACCGCCGTCGCTGCGTGCAGCACTCTCACCACCGCCGCGTTGCAGCAGAACCTCAACCCGAACCTGGTCGCGGGTCTGCGAGTGGACATACAGATGGATGCGCGTTCGACATGGACCGACTCGTTCGCGGTATTCCGCACCGACAGCCCGATCAAGGGGCTCATCCGGCAGCAGGAGACCGAAAACGAGATGAAGGCGAAGGCCGAGGGATCGGAGTTCGAGTTCGATAACGACGCCTGGCAGTTCGGCATCGACTCCTGGCGCAACGTCGGCTACGGTTACTGGCAGCGCGCCTGCTACGTGACGATGACCTAAGTTATTGCCGAATAATCTTTCCGGTAGCGATGCAGGGCGGCTTCGGCCGCCCTGCATTTTTTGAGGGACAATCAATGAAAACTTTCAAAGTCATCGGCCACGTCGCGGCGGTGCACGCGGGGCTGGTGAAGCTCGGCGACGATCAGGCACGTCCGCGCAAGCATCTGCTCAGACCGCGCGGCGACGGCGTGTACGAAGTGCTCAGACCGATCCAGTTCAAGCAGGGCGAACAGTTCGGCTACGATGGGGAATTTCCCAAGGCCATGGCGACCGTCATCATGACGACGGAACAGATCGAGAAAGCCGCGGATGCCAAGGCCAAGACCGAGAAGAAATCAAAGACCAAAGGCCACGTGGCCGAGGAAGACGACAAACTCATTTAACGGATCTCCATGGCCATCGAAGACGACACCGACCGCGCGACATTTTTCGCGACGGACGAGCACGGCGAGACGGTCGTTATCGCCGGCGGCAACGTCAACGGCATTTTCGATAACGCCTATTTCAGCATTGCCACCGGCAACGCCGATGTCGCATCGATCAAGCCGGCGTTCATCTGCCTGGCGGCCGATGTCTCGGCGATCGTCATCGGCACCTCGACGCTGATCCGATTCGGCACCACGTACAGAATCGTCAACCAGGAACCGGATGGCACCGGCATGACGGTGCTGATTTTGGAGAGGCAATAACGTGGCCAATCATCGCGCCGAACAAATCGTCGTCGCCGTGCTGGCGAAAGTCACCGGCCTCACGACCACCGGTGCGCGCGCGTTTCGCGGGCGATTGTATCCATTGCAGGCATCCGATCTGCCGGCGGTGTTGGTCTACATGGGCGCGGATACCGACCCCATGGTGCACAGCCAGTCGCTGCGCGACAGCACGATCGAGATCGGCCTCGACGCCGTTGTCCAGTCGGTTACGACCCAGATCGACACGCTGCTCAATCAGGTTCGCAAGGAGATCATCATCGCGCTCGCCGCCGATTACACCCAGGGGCTCGGATTCGTGCTCGATTCCACCGAGGGTGACGCCGATGAGCCAGATCTTTCCGGCGCGGCGGATCAGCCGATCGGGCGCATGCGGTTGCGCTGGCGAATCCGTTATCGGCGTTCGCGCACCGACCCAAGTGCATAACCAGGAAAGAGCCCCATGAACGATATCGACCAGGTTCCCCGGTTTACCGTGGAGCCGCGGGATGCCGTTGTCCCGGAAATCGCAACGACCCACGCCCCGGCGCCGGTGAAAAAGCCGGTCCGGGCGAAACCCGCATCGGAGACCGATAATGCTGAAAATCCGGGAAGTCCTGCTCGCCAAGATTGAAACGACCTACGGGATCGACCCGGGCTTGACCGGGGCCGCGAACGCAATCCTGGTGGAGAATCTCGCGTGGTCGCACGAGGGTGCGCGCATGCACGAGCGCAACCCAATCAAGTCGAGCATGGCGCCGCTGAAGCCCGTATTCGGCGGCACGCTCAAGGCGATCAGTTTCGAGGTTGAGATCAAAGGCAGTGGCACCGCCGACGTTCCGCCGGAGCTCGGCGTACTGTTGCGCGGCTGCCGCTTCGCCGAGGCCACCAATGCCGGTGTATCGGTTGTCTATGCACCGGCCTCTGGGGCCAACGCGAGTCTGACGCTACATTACTACCAGGATGGTGTGCTGCACGTCCTGACCGGCGCGCGCGGCAAGGTCACGTTCAATTGCGAGACCGGCGCCCCTGGCAAGGCATCGTTCAATTTCACCGGCCACACCAAAATGCGCGGCACCGCCGTCTCGGCCACGTCCACTACGATCGTGCTGCCGTCCACGTTCTCCGCGACCGACGATGTTTACAACGGCCGTACGCTGCGCATCACCGCCGGCATCGGCCTCGGCCAGTCGAAATCGATCGCCGACTACACCGGCGCGACCAAAACCTGCACCGTCACGACCTGGACCACGACCCCCGACAGCACCAGCATTTTCGAGATCGACAACGGCCCGATCGACACCGCGCTCGCCACGCCGACTTATTCCGCCATTGTGCCCGTGCCGCTGATCGCGGTCCCGTTTTCGGTGGATTCCTACGCCGCCGTGATCTCGAAACTCGCATTCGACGTGGGTCTCAATCTGGTCACCCCGCCCGATATCAGTTCTCCGGACGGGTTCGGTGAATTGCAGATCATCGGGCGCAAGCTCACCGGATCGTTCGACCCCGAGGCGGTGCTGGTGGCGACGCACGATTTTCATGGCAAATGGAAGGCCGGCAATGCCATGGCGCTCGATACCGGCCAGATCGGCACGACCGCCGGCAATCGCTATCGCATCCAGATGCCGGGGATCAGTTACACCGGCGTCGGCAAGGGCGATCGCGACGGCATCACGGTCTACGAGACGCCGTTCATGGCGGCCGAGACCGGGACCGACAACGAAGTGTCTCTTACATTTTCGTAGAGGATTAACATGGCAACCGCCGCACCCAAGCTCGCCCCGTTCGAGTTCCCGCTCGATTCCGATGCCGGAACCGCGAAACCCACGCTATTTCGCGTGCGTCCGCTTTCGGGGATCGAGTATCTGCATTCCGGCGAGATCATGAGCATGCGCTCGCGCGCCGAGAGTTTCGAGTTCGTGCTTCAGACCGCGCTGCTCGGCTGGTCGCATTTCACCGCTCCCGAGGGCGGCGAGATCGAGTTCGCGCGCACGCAATCGGAAAATCTCGCGCGCTTGACGGTGGGGCAGATAAGCGAGCTCGTGAACCGCATCTTCGCGGCCTCCGCGCTCGGGGAGGATGAAAGAAAAAACTGACCATCGCCGTCCATGTCGCGATGGGCGGCGAGAATTTCAACTGCGCGCAATGCCGGTTCGGCCACCATTGCGATGACGCCGGCGCGATGCCGGGCTCGCGCGGCCCGGCTCCTTATCCGATCTGGACCATCGCCGGCGTCGTCGAGTCGCGCGTATGCCTGCTGCCCCTGGTCAGTGCCGCATCGCGCGAATGGCTGCGCCTGCACGCCGACTGGAAGGCCGGATTTCTGCCCTTCGCCGGCGGCGCAATGGAACAGCCGGCCGCATACCGTGAAGCAATCATGTTGGTCGAAACGCTGATAGCGCAACTGCACCGGGATCGTAAGCATACTCATGGCTGACGCAAAAATCGTTATCAGCGCCGAAGATCGCACGGCGGCGGCGTTCGCCTCGATCGAGCGCAGCCTCAGCAAGACCGCGATGGCGACCACCAAGCTCGCGAGCAACATGCTCAAGCTCGCCGGCGTCGGATCGCTCATGGCATTTTTCAAAAAAGGAGCGGAGGGCACCGATAAGTGGCGAGATGAAATGGCTCGGCTCGACGCTGTCACGCAAAAATTCTTCAACACCGCCGCCGAGACCGGCATCCTCGATTCGATGATCGCTGCCGTCAAGACGGCAACGGTGGCCGCCATCGGCGGGGCGATGGCACTCGAGACGCTCGGCAAGGGCATCGGCGCAGTCGCCGCCGCCAGCGTCGCCCTGGTCACCGGAAAATTTTCCGAAGCCAAAAATATCCTCAAGGATTTCGGCAGCGATGCCGAAAATACCTATCGGCGCTTCACGACGATTAGCGCAGATATGTATGCCGCAGCCCCGCGCGGTTCGGCCCCGGCAAGAGGCAAAATTGACGATACCGAATCCAAAGAACAGGAACGGCTGCAACAGCAGGTTATCGCCCTCGACGAATCCCTGCTCGGCCAGGAACAGCGGCTGCAACTCTCCTACGACCAGCGCAGCATGATGCTCGAAGACGCCTGGATGCGGGACATCATCTCGACGGAGACCTACCAGCAGATACAACAGCAACTCGAACTCGATCACCAAGCCAAGCTCGGCGACGCATCCGCCAAAGGTATTCTTCAACGGCAGAAATTGGAGCAGATGACCGCCGGCCAGCAAGTGGCATTCTATTTCGGCTCTCTGCAAAAAATCACCCAGGGCGCGGCCGCCCACAACCGCTCGATGTTCGAACTGAACAAGGTCGCCGGCATCGCGAACGCTGTCATCGCCGCCAACCAGGGCGCGGCCGAGGCGCTGAAATGGGGCTATCCCATGGGACCGATCTTCGCCGGCATCATCTGGGCCGCGGCCGCGGCCAACATCGCCCAAATCCAGTCCGCGCAATTCGGCACCAGCACCAGCGCCCCGTCGGTCGCCGGCGGGACCGCGATCCCGGTGCAGCCGGTCGAGCCTATCGGCTCCGCGCTCTCCGCGTCGGCGTCGCAGCAATCCCCGAATATCATCCAGGTCACCATCCAGGGCAACGTCTTCGGCAATGAGGAATTCGTCAATCAGACGTTGATCCCCGCCCTGCAGGATGCGATCAACGATCGGTCGGTGGTGATTATCCAGTCCGGCTCGCGCCAGGCGCAGGAGCTCGTGACATGAGTCTCCTGACCTACGCCGCCAAGCGCGAAATACAGAAAACGGCCTACCTCAAGACCGGCACCGACATCTCGGCCGCCGCGTCCGACGATTCGTTCAACGCCACCAGCACCAATCTTTCCGGCCTGCTCGACAACGAATGGGTGCTGACGAGCGGATTTGCCAACGCCGCGAACAACGGTTGGTTTCAGGCGAGCGGAAATTCCACCTCGACCAAAATCAACCAGGACACGACTACCAGCCTCGTCACCGAATCCGCGGGTCCGAGCGTGACCATCCAGGGCTACAAGCGCGGTTACGGACAGAACTACAACCTCGAATTCGGCCCCCAGCAATTAACCCGCGGCGTCAAGGTCACGCGCAAAGAACATGAATCCATCAGTGGCTCGCTCGAAACCCTGCTGCACCGCCGCACGGTGACCTGGGACATCAAAACCGACCTCCTCGAAGAATCCGATCTCGCGCAATGGCGCGAGTTTCAAGCCTCCGCCGAGGGCGGCGAGACCTTTACCTTCGACCCCTACGGCACCGGCGCCTCGCCGGATAACCAGTTGACCTGCACGCTGGACAACGAGTCCTACACCGAAGCGCGCATGGGTGCATCCAAGTTCTACGAAATCGCGTTCCGCGCCCGCGTCGCATGAGAGCCGACACCGCCAATTTCGCCGCGAAGAATCTCGCCCCGGCGAAAGAGCCGCGCTACACGGTCGAGATCGCGTTCGATTCGGACAACACGATCTTGCGGTATTTCACCAGCCACACCGACGCCGCCACGCCGCCGGGCGCGACGGTGGTCTCGGGAGTGGTTGCGAATATCTCCGGCACCAGCCAGACCCTCAATCCCGACCGCGCGAACGCCACCATCGGCGCGCTCTCGTTCGATATCGTGGACAAATCCTCGCAGATCACCACGACGCTCGGCGGCCAGCTCGCGCTCGGGCGCAGCACGCGGTTGATGCGCGTGCGGGTCTACATGGGCTACGAGGGCCTCGCCTGGGCGGATTACGTGCTGGTGCAGACGCAGCTCGTGGACGAGATCCGCTTTCGCGACGGCGCCTACACATTCCGTTGCCTGGACATCCAGCGCGAGGGTCGCAAGGATATTTTCGAGCTGGCGACGACGACGCTGCAAACATCGGTCACCGATACCGACACCACGATCACGGTTTACGACACCTCGGCATTCAGCCTGGTCGCGCATGGCACGAGCTATTCCGATGCGCCGAGCCAGACCGTCGGCTACATCAGGATCGAAGCCGAGGTGATCCGCTATACCGGCAAGACCGCGACTACGTTCACCGGCTGTATCCGCGGCGCACTCAATACGAGCGCCGCCGAGCATAAAGTGGACGCCGACCAATCCGCCGACCGCCGTCCCGAGGTCGAGGAATTCGTCTACCTCGAACTGCCGGCCGCCAAGCTCATCTACGCGATCCTCACCGGATCGCTCTACGGCCAAGGCGGTGCGACGCTGCCGACGAAGTGGCATCTCGGCATCCCCGCCGCCTATGTCCGCACCGCCGATTTTACTGCAATCGGCGCGGATCTCTGGGATACCGCCGACGACAACGCCGGATTCGTCGTGCGGTTCAGCGGCCTCGGCAAGCGCGCGGGCAAGGAGTTCATCGAAAAAGAATTGCTTTTGCTGACGGGACTATTCATGCCGGTCTACGGCGACGGCGCGCTCGGCCTCAAGCGCATGGCATCGGTCCTCGCCGGCGCGGGTTACGTCAAGCAGCTCGATGAATCGAATATCATCTCGCACGGCGAGCTGACGCACGATTTCCGCGCCCTGCACAACGTGATGCAGATCGACTGGAATTACGAGCCGCAGAAGGAAGAGACGACACGCACGAACATCCTGATCGACTCCGATTCGATCGGCATCTACGGCAAGGCCGATCTCTATAAGCTCAAATTCCTCGGCCTGCATGGTTCGCGCCATACCTCGGTGATGCTCGCGCGCCGCTTCGACGCGCTACGCGATCGTTATTCCGGCCCGCCGCTCAGGGTGCAGGTGAATTGCCTGCCAAGCCTCAACACGATCGAGGTCGGCGACGTGGTGCGCGTCAAGCTTGACGATGTGCGCGATTATGTCACCAATGCCTCGCTCGACCGCTCGTTCGAGGTTCAGAATGTTTCGATCAACTGGATCACGGGCGAGGTGAGCCTGCGACTATTCGCCAGCTCACGCGCCGCGAAAGGGCTCGCGGCATCGAGCGATGCAACCGCAATCGGCGACGGCTGGTACACGAGCGCCGGCACCGCGCTCTCCTCTGTGCTGACGATCACCGGCAGCAACCCGGGTCATGTGAGCGCAAATGGCACGCTCACCGGCGGCTCCGATCTCAACGCCTCGGGCTCGATTTTCTACTATGCCGGCGATCTCGTGATCGATTCCGGCGTGACGGTGGCGCTGCTCAACAATGTGCAATTGCGCATCAAGGGCCACCTCACGATTAACGGCAAGCTCGACGGGAAAGGCGGCGGACACGCGGGGGCGGTGGCGCCGAATCCACCGACTAGCCCAGAGCACCATACCGACGGAACGATAGGGGCGATCGGAACCACGATTTCCGCCGGCGGCATGACCGCTACACCGACATCGATGCCGCCGTTCTATTTCGACAGCATTAGCGATCGCGAGGGGTATACGCGCGCGGCGGTGAACGCGACCGTGCCAGAATTCAATATTGCGTGGAATGGATCTGTGCTTATCGGTCTGCCGACCGATTTGCGCGGCTCATCCGGTTCATCCGGCCGGGTCTCGTACTGGGGCACGCTGATGGGTGGATACACCTACGCGCGCGCCGGCGACGGCGGCGCATCCGGTGCCGGTCTGGCGGTCGTCTGCCGCGGCGCGTCATTCGGCGCGAGCGGAAAAATCGACGTCAGCGGAGCTGATGGCACCCTGGGCAACAAGGTCACGTCGGCGAATGCTAACGCGGCATACCATTCTGGTGCCGGCGCCGGTGGATCGTTCGCCGCCGCGCTCGTTTTACTCGACGGGCAGACCGCGGTATATCCAGACATCACGACCGCAACCGCGGTTGGCAAACGCGGCTCTACGCCAAAACCGAATGCGACGATTACCGATGCCCAAACCTGGACGCGGAACAACGGTGCCTATGAGGAATTCTGTTCGCGCAATCGCGGCACCGGCGACGGAACCGTAGTCCCGATTCTCGACGCATCGGGTCCAAACGGTGCTTTTCGCGTGCAATACGTTCCCGCGAATCAAGCCCCAGCCGTAGATTCTCCGACCTACGCCACCAAACCGATCTCCGTCGCGCTCGCGGAATACCCCAACACCCCGAAATCCCCCGGCGCGAATCTGAGCACCATCGAGGTCACGGTCACCCCGCCCTCGGACACGCAATACGACTACGCGAATATCTACGTTCGCAAGCTCGCGGATGTGGTCTGGCAGTACAGCGGCCCGGCGAACGACGAGTGGACGTTCGTCGTCCCATCCGACGGCGCGATCTATGTCGTCCAGGCGCGCGCGGTCTCGCTCGTCGGCGGCGAGCGCGCGGACGGCCCCACGGCGCAGATCACTGTCGCCGCCGTCGCCGCGACCCCGAGCCAGTCGGTCACGGTGCCGAACGTCACCGGCCTCGAGCTCACCGGCCAAGGCAACGACACCGAATTCGTCGGCCGCGAGGCGCGCTTTTCCTGGCGCAAGACTTCGATTACCGAATGGGTCGCATTCGGCGCCGAGCCGAACGCAATCGGCGCCGACGCCGGCGCGCTCGATCAATATTTCCTCGACTACGAGGTCCGCATCTTCGACGCCGCCGGCGTCGAGCTGCGCCTTGAGCACACGACCGATAATTTCTACGTCTACAGCTACGAACGCAACGTCCTCGACGGCGGCCCGCGTCGCGAGATCTCGATCGAGGTCCGCATGCGCAGCCGCCAGGGACTATTGAGCCCGAAGGCCGCGAGGCTCTCCGTCAACAACCCCGCGCCGGCCGTCCCCGGCGGGCTCGCGCTCGCGGCGACGTTCCGCACCTTGTGGCTCGAATTCACCCCGCCGTCGGATCTCGATTACCAGGGATTCCGCGCCTATCTCGGTACATCGAGCGGATTCACCAAAAACGCCAGCTCGCTCGTCTACGACGGCGATGGCAACGCACTCGGCATCACCAAGCTCCCGAGCGGCGCCGCGCTCGCCGCCGGCACGACCTATTACGTCGCGATCCAGACCTACGATTCGTTCGGCCCGGAAGGGACGAATTCGGTGGAGCTCTCGGCGACGACGCTCAAAATTGTCGGCGAGTACGATATCGAAGCGCAGTCGATCAAGAGCGCGCAGATCGGCCTATTGCAGGTCGTCAACGCGCTGATCGGAGACATGAGCGCCGACAAGATCAACGCCGGCGCGATCAACATTGCGTGGTCCGGCGGCAACATCCGCAGCGGCCAGACCGCATACAACACCGGCACCGGCTGGTGGGTCGGCAACGACGGCGGAACGCCGAAATTCAGCATCGGCAATCCCGGCGCGAGCAAATACATCACCTGGGACGGGTCTGCGCTGACGGTGCGCGGGGCGTTGAATGCGGATGATATTACGGCCGGCGCGATCCGTGGCATCAGTGTGAGCGCCGCGAGTCATATGACTAAGGGCAGCTACCTGACCGCGGCGCTCAGCGGCGGGGAGAGCACCGTCACGGTCAAGGATACAACCGATTTCCCGAGCTCCGGTTCCGGCTGGTTCATCGACGTGACCAACGATCGCAACACATTCTCGTGGACAGGGAAGGCCGCGACGACGTTGACGGGATGCTCTGGGGTGCTGGCGCATAATAATGGTGCCACCGTGGTTCCGCCGGGGAAGAGCATCGTGATCGACGCCGCAACCAATGAGATGCGGTTTTTTGGCGATCGCGGGGATGGGACAACAGATGAATTAGGCAGCATCGGCGTCAGTCAGGTCGGGTCTGATTATATCGTCGCAAATTTTGGAAGCTCTGGATCAACCAGAATTGGGGTGCTAGGAAGGAGCAATAGTTATTATGGCGTCTATGGCCTGAGCGCCTCCGCATCCGGAGTATATGGATATTGCACTGCTGCATCTGGCACGAATCTCTCTGGAGTAAAAGGCGGTGCTGCGGCTGGTGGAGGTGTAGGTGGATTATTTTTTGCGACCTCCGACACTCAGGGCGCGCCTATACGGATAGTGCCCAAAGGCAGTGCCGGGGCACCAACTCATTCGATGGGCAAAGGATCACTCGCCGTAGACAGCGACGGAATTTTATATATCAACACGAGCGACTCAACGACATGGCAAAAAGTAGGTGCGCAATGACCGACATCAAATCCCACCACGAATCCGAAGCCGCCGCGCTGGCGCTTGAGCTTTACAACCTCAACCGCCGCCGCGAGCAGCTCCAGACCCGGCTCAACGAAATCTCGGTGATCCTCCAGACCGTCGCGGTCATGGAGCGCAGCACCCCGCACCCCTCATCCCCTACCCCTAACGCCGTTGCAGGAGCCCACAATGAGCCAATATAAAACCGGCACCGTCGCCATCACCAACGGCTCCGCCACCGTCACCGGCACCGGCACCGCCTGGCTCGCGAACGTCTCCGCAGGTCAGTTCTTCGGCGTCGATGGTGACGGCGTTTTCTACACCGTTGCCTCGATCGCTTCGGACACCTCGCTCACGCTCTCCGCCAACTACGGCGGCACAACCGGCAGCGGCAAAACCTACAGCATCGTGCGCGACTACACCTCGCCCGACTCGATCCCCCTGCTATCCGCCAACGACATCCAGACCGCCACCGTGTTCGCCCGCGCGATGACGCGCGTGCAGGAATTATTTCTCGCCGGCAGCCGGGGCCTCTTTCGCAAGGACAACCCCACCATCGTCGCGTTCGCGAAAACCGGCGCCTTCGCCGCGAGCACTGCGACCGCGCTCTATATCGAAGTGAACGGCACGATCAAAACCATCTCCGCCTCGACGGCTATCGCCATGCCGGGCTCGCCTATCGCCGGCACCGACTATGCGATCTGGGCAAAAACCAACGGCACACTCGAAGCGACCAACGACCACGCGACCCCGCCCACAGCCAATGCGCGCAAGATCGGCGGCTTCCACTACGCCCCGGGCGGCAACGCGCCGGCGCAGTCCGGCGGCGACACGACCCCCGCGATCAATGCCTATTCGTTCTGGGACCTCAAGTTCCGACCAGCCTGTCCCGACCCGCGCGGCATGGCTCTGGTGGCCGATGGTTTTTGGTCGTGTATTTATCTGCTCGGCGTGGAGCACCTAACCAACGGCCCGAGCAAATACAATGTCACGATAGCCGACGGATCCAGCCCGCCAAAAATCCCGACGAAATTCGGCGGCAACGGCACCACGGCCTATGCCGATGGCAATTGGTGGAATATGCACGAGGCGCTGCGGTCCCACGGCCTTCGCTTCCCGACGTACTCGGAATTTGCCGCGCTGGCCTACGGCACAACCGAGGCCGCGTCGGCAACCGCCGGCACAGATCCAGTCAGCACTATTCTGCGCGCCGAATCCACGAGTAAATGGGGCATGTTATTGTCAACGGGGAACCTGTGGGTCTGGGGGGACGAATTCGGCGGTGGCGCGGCAGGGGCGGGATGGACGGCAAACACCCAGGGCCGCGGATCGACATATCAAATGGAAAACGCCGTGCCATTCGGCGGCTACTGGAGCGACGGGGTGAACGCCGGTTCGCGTTGTTCGAACTGGAGCAACTCGCCGGCGTACTCGTCCGGCATCATCGGGGCCCGCGGCGTCTGTGGCCACTTAATTCTTGATTAGAGGGGGCGAAAGCCCCCGATGGAACCGATTAAAGAGGCGGGCGCATGTTACGACCAAATGGCGGTTGTCGAGAAATACGAGAGGGTGATCTCGTATCTCTATCCCCTCGCCCAAAGTTTGCCGAGGAAGCATGGGGTGGCACGGGATATGTTTCTCGCCGCCCTGCTCGCGGCGCTTCAAGGAGAGTAAATCCTCATGGGTAACCCCATGCCGGAACTAAGCCAAGCCGACATAAATCGCATTGTCAGCGCTCTTGTACCGCAGATCGTCGCCTCAATCCGCGAGACGCCGCCGGATTTCAAACTTACCCAAGAGGAACATTTTAAAGCACATCTCGTTATAGACAAACTTGCGAAATGCTTAGACGATGAAACGCTTCAGTCGCTACGTGATCTGCTCGGAGCGTACCGCAAGGGTCGCAGCATGTTCTTCGTTTCATTCGTCGGGCTGATGATCGCGGGCGCCATGGGCCTCGTCGCACTTGCGCTCGGAATGAAAATACCGTGGCGCTGATTCTGCTCCTGCGTCGCGACATCTTCACCGACCGCTCGGTGACGGGCCAGCTATCTGCGGGTGGCGCGTTCGAGTGCTACACGCTGGAGGACACCGACCGGCGGCTGGAGGCGGGCGGAGCGAAGATCAAGGACCGCACTGCGATCCCGCGCGGCACGTATCCAGTAGTGCTCGACTTCTCACCGCGTTTCCAGGTCGTTATGCCACACGTACTCGACGTGCCTGGGTTCTCCGGCGTGCGTATTCACTCCGGCAACCGCCCTGAGGATACCGAGGGCTGCATACTGGTCGGACGGACACGTGCGGCGGATTTGGTCGGCGAATCGCGCGCGGCCTACAACGCGCTGTACGCGAAGTTGCTCGCGGCCCAAGGCCGCCAAGAAGCCATCACGCTGGAGGTGCTCCAATGATCGACCCGATTTTGCAATGGTTCATGAACCTGTTCTCCCTGGCCGAATGGCGCGCAATGGCCTGGCTGCTCCTAGCCACGCTCACCGCAACCCACACGCTCAAGATCATCTGGCGGCGTTCTCCTGTGCCTGGCGGGGGCGGACGACAGGTCGCGTTGATCGCGGCCATCCTGTCCGTGGCATTCTCCTATTTCCTCTGGCCCCCTGATGGCATCCCCTGGTGGATCGCCGGCATCGTCGGCGGTCCCACGTCGAACCTCGCATTTATGGCCGGATTCGCACTAATCAAGAAATACGCCCCGGACATCGCGGCCACCATGAACTGGGACCGACGCAAAACCTACGGCCTCCCGCCGAGCGGAATTCCCGAGCGCCGCCAATGATTCGGATCTACGCCATCCTCATCAGCCTGACCGTCGCCGCGGCGCTGCTCTGGTGGTACGGTGGCGCCCGCTACAATGCCGGCTACGCCGCCGCCTCCGCCGAACAAGCCGCCGCCGTATCCGCCATGCAGCAACGTATGGTCGACGCCCGCACCGAATCCGCTCAGCGCCTGACGGCGGCCGAAGACCATCTACGACAAAGAGAGGTGAAATACGATGCCGAACTCGCCCGACTCAAAACCAAAGACGATTCATTCCGTGCCTGGCTGGAGATTCCTGTCCATCCTGCTGCTCTCGACCTTATCCGCGGCCTGCGCAACGAGACCGCTGCCAATCCCCTGCCAACCCGACCGCATCCTGATCCGTGAGATCCACTTGCCCGAGCTTCCGCCAACAGCCACTAACCTCGATCTCCTCGATCTCCTCCGCGCCATCACCCACGATCTCACCATCGATAATACCCGCAAACGCGAAATCCATGCCCAATTAGATTCCTGCCTCGCGCGCTAACCCCCCCATCAGACGAGTGGCCCGAAATAGCGCGTATTTACGTGGTTTCCCCGCATACCGTTCGTCGGCTGCCATAAAATGGGGGTTGACAGGAGCGGTATCATATATATAATGATGCTCATGGATAGGCGATTTGCCGATCCACCTGATCCCGGCCAGGAGCGCCTCGGAGCTAAGATAGGAGCAACAGATCATGATTATCGCGCACACCCCGAGCGGAAAAGAAATCAATCTGCAGATCATCGGTGGCAAACTACTGGCAGAGATAGCAGCCGCTGGCATCACTGGCTCGATCAGCGGAGCCTATAAGCTCACCCGCCCCAAAATCGGCTGCACGCATTATGCAGAGTGCGCCGGCAAGCAGATCGGCCTGGATGCGGCCAATTATCAGATCATCCGCGGCATGCTGGATGAGATCAATGCGGCCGCTCGCAAGGCCGAGCAGGATCGCCTCTCCCTCCACGTGCCCGGCATGGATGTGCTGTGCGCCGCGCACAACGCCGAGGAGTATTATCAGCGCGGATTTGAGCGCATGATGGAGGATGGGGATAATGATGGTGTCCGCCCGCCGCGCCGGCCAGCAACCGATGCCGCCGAGATCGCACGCCAATACCCGCGCGCGGCCGTCTATCTCAGGGCCGAGGCCTACGAGTGCGCCAGCCACGATGCCAAGGCCAGCGCAGGCCGCAAGGCCAAGGAGCTGCTGGCCTCCGGCGGCAGCATCGAGGAGGCCAAAAAAATCCTCGCGAACTGGCTACCGATCAGCGCGCAGTGGGATTGATAGTCCTGTCTCCCTGCGCTCTCGCCCGAGAGCGCAGCGGGGCGGAAACTCCGCCAGCCCTTACATGCGGGCAAGCGCATGCACAGGATTCCGGCCCTGAGAGCCGAAAGGATCAATAAAATGAAAATCACAGAAAAATTATTGCTCGACAACTACTCCTACACTTGCAATGGCGGCTCGAAAGTATCCGCTGTCGCGGGCCAGCATATCTGGTGGGAGTACCGCACCGGCCAAGATAGCGATGGTTACAACCCTGTGTGCTCGCGAGAGTCAGCCAGCGGAATCACGCTTGAGTATGGTCGGGATGCAACGATCGGTCTGGGCGATCATGCCGATCATCCGGCATTATCTCAGATCGCCTCCGATGAGGCGGCGATGTGGGGATCGGAGGTGGCCAATGCGTAGCACCATCATCATCTCCAAGCGTGGCGAAGGCTACATCAGCACGGTATCCGGCAAGTTCGGCGGCGGGCATCAAGGCGCTCGCGCCGGCCTCACGCCTTACGATGCCGCCGCCACCGCTGCCCGCTACATGATCGAGTACGCGCGGAGCAATCCGGAGGGTGGCGATTTGATGGCCCCGCCTGAAGTGCTCGATCTGGTGCCCGAGCACCTGCGTAGCATCGATGGCCAAGCCTAAAAAATTCATCCGCACCAACCACCTCGGCGCTGACGGCGCCGAGGTGGCCTTACTTCCGCCGTTCGTATATTGCGAACGCTGCGAGCACGTGGTCACGCCGCGCATGGATCGCGGCGATACTCTGTGCCCGCGCTGTGGGCTGGTGCTGTGATGGGCAATGAATTCACCCGCCGCGCCGCACTCACCAAGATGCGCGGTCGTTCGCTATAATTCCCGGAGAAAAATCATGAGGAAAAAACATGCCGACGGCAGCCTGGAAATTTCCGGCGCCGATCTCGCCGATCTGAAAATCATCGCGGACGAAGATACGGTGCTCAACCTCGCCGGCGCGGCGGCGCGGCGAGCGTTGGCGGGGAGGAATCGTCGTGCCGGCGCGAGTGTACGTACCGCCGAAAAACTCGCATCCGGTGCGCGCCCGACCGCAGAAATGATCCGTGTTGTTCGGTCGATGCTGGGGCGAGGAAATTGCTATGAGGTTGTCATCCGCGCGGCGATGCGAGCCGCTAATTTTACCCTGCTGGGTTTGCCCCCACGTGAACCGCGCTGAGTTCAGCCGGCGCGCCGCGCTTACCAAAATGCACGGCCGCGCGCTCGATGCCGCGCGGCTGGTGCTGGTGGAGGGGTTGTCGCGCTACGCGGCGGCCGAGCGCCTGGGCATCGATATCGCGGCCGTGTCGCGGGCGGCGAAAAAAATCACGGAGTTGAAAACCTGCCGCTGCTGCGGCCAGGTGACTGGCTCCCATTCCGCGGCGAGTATTCGATCGAGGATTGGGGGGTATTCGACCAGGTGAGATTATTCGCATGGATGCGCCAGCGGAGGAGGCCAGAATGATTTTGGGCGAAATGTGTCAAATATCCACGTCCAACATATCCCAAGTTATTGATTTTAAAGTCACCAATAAATCATAGAATTTTGGACAAAATGCGTCTAATCTATTGTTTTTGCTGGAAAACAACACTGATTCGTAATCAGTAGGTCCGCGGTTCGAGTCCGCGCACCGGCACCATTTGTCCAATATTCTGTCTGCGCTGTCCAATATAATTGCCTAAAAAATAATCAGCGGGCGGGCTTCACGCGGCGTGGGCCGCGGCGGTAGATGCGGCTGGTGGTGCGGGGGTCGTCGTGGCCGAGGAGCTCCGAGGGGTTTTCGGCGCGATGTGCCGCGAAGGCGCGGAGATCGTGGAAATGGAATCGTTCGGCGAGTTTGCCGCTCGATATCGCCTTAGCCATGATGCGTTGCCACAGCGATTCGAATCCGCTCACGGTGTAGGATTGGCCTTCCTGATTGGCGATCAGGTAGATCGAGCGCACGGAACCGCGCAATGATCGGGCGCGCGCAATGGCATCGCGTAAATTATCTGTCCATTCAATAAGCAAGCGCTTGCCGGTTTTCCCGGTTTCGATGTAGACACCTTCGTCGCGGATATGCTCGCGCTCATTGAGCCGCAAGATGTCGCCGAGTCGCAGGCCGGTGAGACGGGCGATATCCATGGCGCAGCGAATTACCGGTGTAGCGGTCTCATAGACGGCTGCGAATTCATGATCCTCGATGTGGCGCCGGCGCGGGCGTTCAGGATTGCGGGTGACCTGGCGGCAAGGGTTGTCGGTCGCGAGCCCCCATCTGATGGCGTAACGAAAGATGCGCGAAAGTAATGCGACCTCCCGGTTCGCTGCGATTCGCGGTCTCATGTCCATGTAAGCATAAATATCCTGGGAGGTAATTTCGCCCGGTTCCATGTGGCCGAAAACACGTTTGAGCGGAATGATTTCGCGCGCGTTGTTCTGCTGGGTTCGCGGTGCTTTGGTCGGCGTGACTTCGCGCATGTGGCGCTCGATGATCGCGGCCATGCCGCCGGCGATTGGCGAGGCGTTGATATCGGCATATTTTTTGAGTGCAATTGCACGATCGCGCGCGAGCCAGATCCATTCGCCATTTCGGGCGACGAAATAATAGGCGTTGTGGCGAAAATAAACCCGCTCTGGTAAGTCCCGGCGGTGCTGGCGGCGGCGGCCCATCGGCATAGTTAACCAGCCTTTTTGAGCGCGGCAAAGTCGGGAATATTAAACCGTTGTTTTTGCGCAGTATCGAGATCGGTGCGGAGCACCCTCGGATGGCCGTCAGCGGCAATAAAAAAGCGCAAGCCATATTTACGCAGCCAGGCGATCTGCTTGCCTGGGCGGCGATAGCCGGTGAAGGCCCTTAGCTCGGTATCGCTAATCAGCATAGTCCCGTAAATTCGCGTCTGAACGCGGGATAGCGCCAGTTTCGAGGCGGACAACGGAGCCGATTACGAGCCCGCCCGGTTGGTTTGGGTAGTGGACCGTGAACGCCCATCCGCCGCGCTTGAGGGCTCGGATCGAGGATATTTTGCCGGGGCAGGTTTGCTCGCGGTGCCAGGCGGCGCGGCAGGCGTCGGAATGGAAGCGATGCCCGCATCGCGTCGGGGTAAATTTGATTCCGCAGGGCGGATAGGCGCAGGGGGTCATGCGACGCTACCCATCCTCACAAAACTCTTTCCCGCCAATTCAATCGTATCCGTCCATCCCTTTCGGCCTATCAGGCAAATTTCACCATCCACTATTACCCGGAAACTATCTCTACGTTCCCGCGAAACGTACAGATCAAAAACATGCTCAACGCCCAGGATCAGATCGCGCACGATAATTTGCTTGGCATGCTTGCCGGAATGATCTGGCGGTCGTGGCTCCACTGGCCGTTCCATGCGCACACGTTCCTTGCCGGCCTGCATGGCGGCTTGATTGAATTTTCGGCTTCCTCTGCGTTTTCTGTACATGGCGATCTTCGGAAGTACGGATAACACTAGTTATGGCGCTCGCCAATCCCCGAAAACGCCAGAAATATAGGCATTTCACGAGCCGACGAACGGTAGTTGCATATACACGCAATGCGTGTATAGTCTGAGTCGTAGTCACCGACTACACCGCGCCTCGGGAACAGGGGCTGGAGAATAAAATGAGCGACTTCACACCAAAATCTGCTGTAGAGGCGATGGGCTGCAAATATCCACAAGTTACGCTCGCTCGCGCTATTGGAGCGACCGGAACACATACTGAGGAGGCGCTCGCTGCATGGTTCAGCGAGGGTTTTTCCGCCTACCACGAAATGGATCGGACTCGTGGTGGAAATTCTGATGACGCGGACGTGGTGCGCGCCCGCGCCGCTGGTTACGAAACCGCTATGGAGTCGGAAATTATCGATGACTAACCATCCAAACAGGGGCCGCGGAACACCGGCGGCGTCGCCAACACCAGAGAGAGTCCGAGCCGCCCGCGAGGCGGCCGGACTCTCGCAGTCGTCCGCCGCCGAGCTTATCCACTCCGGCTTGCGTGCGTGGCAGGAGTGGGAGGCCGGCAATCGGCGGATGCATCCTGCATTTTGGGAACTGTTCAAATTAAAATCCTCGTCAAGAGCGCCATAACAAGGCGCTGGAGAGGGACGCGCCTTACGGCGCGCCCCTCAGCTTTTCGTTATGCCGTAGGGTTTCCGACATCAGAATCAAGTTCAATCCTGAATTGGTCGCTCAGTCCAGACGCTTCGCGTTTAACGCTAGTTACTTTTGGTGCAGACACCATCTGCGCATTCAGCCAGTATTGAATGGCCTCGATCATGGTGTCTTCGTTCAGAATCAAATCGTTTGAACCTTTCATGGTGTCCTCAGCCTCTCGGCATAACAAGCAGTTCAAGCCGACGCCGTTAAGCGTGGCACCCTTTCAATCACCGTGGCGGCGCGACTTAACCGCGGCGTTAGCACGATCCAAGTTGCATGATGGGCACCTTGTTCGCCCGTCTTTGTATAATCTCCATCCGCACTTTCTGGCCTCTCTCCGGCAGTAGCTTCGGTTAGGCCCAGTAAACTGTTCGCGTGGCGGTTTCTCGTGTTGGTGCCTTGCGAGAAAATCACACTGAACGTTGAGCACGTAGCATTCTGCAAGCATCGTTCCAACCTCTTAATCGAGCCGACCGGGATAGTCGGCGCCATTCTAATCTTTCGTGGCCGGGCGGCTCATTAAGCCGTTAGGGGCGGCCTTCATTGCGTTGCCACAGCCGGAAGCAAATCTCCGTTGTCCTCGAAATCTTCCCGGAGAATTTCCAGCGTTTTTCGGTCTCGCCTTGTCTGCCTCAAGTCTTTTGGCTTCGAGCACATCACAGTCAACGTGATGGTGTTCACCAATCGTTGTGCCACAACCACGGCAATAACCAGTGCCGTCTGAATCTTCATGTGTGGCCGTGCTCATAAGTTACCTCCTCGCCCAACAAGGCGCGCCGGGATGCCGCGCTTTGCGGCGGCGATATCCGCATGGCGTTCGAGATCGGCGCGCGTCCAGGTTGTTTGTGCCGGGACCGGCGCAGAAACCGCCAGCGCGAGCACCAGGATGGTTGCGCGCATCATATCGCGTAAGGGC